CGTCAAGAGCAATTACATGACCATGCATATGACTAATTCAGAAAAGGTACTGGCCTTCCGTCGCAAGATGGGTTTGCCAATCTCCACTACACCTACCCTGCTCTCGTCTGAGCAGGCCAGTTACTTTGCTCGCTTCATCATGGAAGAGCTTAGTGAATACCTTCGTGCTTGCGAGGAGAATAGCCTTGTTGATGCTGCTGATGCTTTGGTCGATCTTGTCTACGTCACTATGGGTTGCAGCCATGCTATGGGGTTACCTTTTGACCAGCTTTTTAATGTGGTACACGAAGCAAACATGAACAAAGAACCAGCCAATGACTACATTAGGTCGTTGCGCGGCTCACAATACGACGTCATCAAGCCTATGGGTTGGCAAGCCCCCGAGGCCATGATGTTGGCCATCATACAAACAGAACAGCAAAAGGCAAAGCCATGAACATCAAAGAATTGATCGACGATTACGTAGCAACTAAAAATGCGCGTGAAGAACTTTCTACTACAATCAAAGACATGACGGCCAAGCTCGGTCGCCTTGAAGGTGACATCATGGCCCTTATGTCTGATGCAGGCATTAGCCAAGCGGCATCCGATAAAGCATCATGCTCTATGAAAATGACCAAGCACCCTGCCATCAAAGATTGGCAAGCTTTTTATGGCTATGTTGCTGCAACAAGCCAATTCGAATTGCTGCATAAGCGGCTTTCCTCAACAGCCTTCCGTGAGCGGTGGGAAGCTGGTGAGGCCATCCCCGGGACCGAAGCATCTGAGGTCTGGGAACTTACCGTTCGTCGTAAATAATCTCTTGTTTAACTTTAAGGAATTGTATGTCTAAGACTACTACACAACTGGCTTTGTTTGAAGACCAACTCGCCGCATTGGCCATTGAATCAGTAAAGGCCGAGCAAAGCAGCCTTGCCACGGCATTTCTTTCCACCAAGGGGGGTAACCTCACATACCGTGGTGATGTGATTACTGGCAACAAGCTGGCCTGCGTCGTATTGGCCGCTCCCATTGAGCGTCTGTACTACAGCAGCCGCTATGATCCTACCAAGGTCACAGGCCCTGATTGCTTTGCCATCAGCGCAACGGCAACAGGCATGGCCCCTTCATCTGCATCACCTGCAGTTCAGCACGCAACCTGCGAAGGCTGTCCTAAGAATGAGTGGGGCTCTGCACCAAGCGGCGGTAAAGGTAAAGCTTGCCGTGAAACACGTCGCCTGCTTTTGATTCCTGCTGATAGCATTGGCAGTGTTGATGCTGTCAAGGCTGCTGAGGTTGCTGCATTGCGTCCGCCTGTTACTAGCTTAAAGAACTACGCAACATACGCGCAAACGCTTGCTGCTACTTTGAAGCGTCCACCGCTTGGTGTAATCAGTGAAGTGGCTGTTGTTGCAGATGCCAAGACGCAGTTCAAGGTAGTCTTCAACATGGTCAAGGCTATTGAGGATAACGCTGTCATTGGCGCATTGATTGAGCGTGCCAAGACCGAAGTGCAGAAGGCAATTGACTCAGCCGGTGCTGTCAACGAAGAAGTTGATGCCGCCGTAGCTGTGGATGGCAATCCAAAGTACTAAAGCGCTGGGGGAAAGCCTATGGCAAGTACCCCGCTTTCATTATGAAACCTGTTTATCTTGATTTTGAAACAATGGCCATTGGCCCACGGCCGGAGTATCCTCCGGTGCCAGTTGGCTTGGCCGTCTATGACCCTGAAGGTGAATACCCAGATGGCTACCACGCCTTTGGCCACCTCACAGGCAATAACACAACGCAAGCGGCTGTCAAAGCTATGATGGAGCTAATCTATGATAGTGGCAGAGATATTTGCTTTCATAACGCTATGTTTGACCTTGATGTTGCTGAAACTCATTTGGATGTACCCATCCCACAGGACACCAAACGCGTACATGATACTCTTATTCTTGCTTTTCTCCACGATCCACACGTACAATCTCTCTCTTTAAAAGACTTGGTTGTAACTTGGAGCTTGGATACCCCTAATGAAAGGGATGAGCTGAAAGAGTGGGTCCTTGCTAATGTAGATGAGGCACGGCGTAAAAAGTCTACATGGGGTGCATACATTTCCCGTGGCCCTGTGGAATTGGTAGGCAAATACGCCGCAGCTGACGTGCGGCTTACAAGCAAGCTTTATGAGTATCTTATCGAGCAGGTTTTACCCGCACAGCAGGAGGCTTACCACCGTGAGGTGGCTTTGATTCCAATGTTACTTGAAAACTCCCGGTTAGGCGTAAGGGTTGATCGAGTCGGTTTGCAAAAAGCAAAAGAGCAAGCAGTAATAGATATTGAAAAGTGTAGTGTTTGGGTTCGCGCATTGTTAGGTTCTCCTGAGTTGAATCTTGACAGCGATAAAGAGCTGGTCAATAGTATTTATCCCACGGAATACTGGTTGAAAGATAATGGGTGGCCTACCACGGATAAGGGCCAACCTAGGGCCGACAAAGAAACCTTTGAAGAACTAATCACACACCCGGAGTTAAAAGATGTCCTCAGATATAGAGCCAACCTATCAACATGTTTGTCAACTTTCATTGAGCCCTGGTTACAAGCTTCTGCATCTACAGGTAGAATCTACACAAACTGGAACAGTGTACGAGGTGAACGTGGGGGTACACGAACCGGCCGACTCTCCTCAACACCCAACTTTCAAAATGCGCCTGTCCGTTATCCGAAAGTTACCCTCCCCCCTGCTTTGGAAGTTGCACCCCTCCCGCTCATCCGCAGCTTCATCTTAGCCGATGAAGGGCATAAGCTAATTGCATGTGACTTTAACGCTCAAGAGCTGCGTATCTTTGCGCACTTTGAAGGCGGCGCATTGATGCAGCAGTATCAAGCCGATGCTCGTGCTGATCTGCATACTTACGCTGCCAAGATGATGACCGAGGCCAGCGGCCGTGAGGTATCAAGGACTTACTCAAAAGGCGTATCATTTGCTATTCTCTACGGCGCTGGGCCTAAGAAAATCAGTGAGATGCTGGAGATAGATTATGAGATGGCAAAGACATTGGTGGATACATATACCACCGCAGTGGCTCCGGGCCTCAAGACAATGCAGACCACCATGCGGACAAGGTATAAATTAAACCAACCATTGAAAACCATTGGCGGGCGTCTCATCAAGATGGAACCGCCTAAGATTATCAATGGTAGGTTAAGGGAGTTTGACTACAAAGGGGTCAACCTTTTGATTCAAGGCTCTGCGGCTGATCAGGCCAAGGCCGCCATGCTGTTGTACCAAAGCAAACGTCAAGGCAGCAGGCTTCTGCTTAGCGTGCATGATGAGTTGGTTATCTCAGCTCCGGAAGAGCATGTGGTGCGTGAGGCTGAATGCCTAACGTGGTCTATGTGCAATGCTTTAACAATGGATGTGCCTATGGTCAGTGATTACAAAATTGGCAATACGTATCAGGAGGTCAAATGATGACACGTTGGGAAAAGCTTGAAAGGGTTCTGTTCCTATTGGGACTTATTGTTGTGTTGATGGATCTTTACGTGTGGAGGCCGTTATGACTGAAGAAGATGAGGCGTTTAACGAGCTTGAAAAAGCGTTGGGCTGGCGCAAACGGCAAATGATTATGAAACAGCTTGACCCTATCTCAAACAAGATCAGAAACGATGCCCTTGAAGAAGTGGCAAAAGAAGTTGACAACTTTAAAGCGTTTGAAAAAGACACAATGGCAAGCTTTGCAGCTTACGTAAGGAGTATGAAAGGTGCCCAGACCTAAACCGCCTGAAAAACTACTAGGCAGACAAGTACGAATGTCTGATAGACAGTGGCATATTCTTAATCATCTTGGCGGCGCTGAATGGTTAAGACAATTGCTAGATAAAAAAGATCCATTCCCTAAAAAATACTACGAGAAACTACAAGATGCAAATAATGGAACTAATAAAGTATGATCACGAAAGAGGTTGCTTTGTTGCAAAAGGCAATAAACCTACCGTTTCATTAAGCCCGTTTGAATGGCAAAGTGATCCACGGCCTAGCATCTTTTTGCAAGACCCCAGATTTAGAAGCCGCAATGGCATGCAGCAAGTAAAGCTTGTTGTTGCAAACCCAAAGCCGTTCTTCCCTTACACTGATACTCTGAAAGACAAGTGATGGCATACTCAAACTCATCAATCAAAACATACGAAGATTGTCCTTACAAGTACAAGCTGACTCGCATTGAGCATCGGCATGAGCCAGCCGGTGACGCTGCAGAACGTGGCAAAATGATTCACGCCGAGTTTGAAGATGCTTTGATCAATCTCAATCTGATTCCAGATGAGCACAAGTTCTGGTTTCCTTACCTTGAAGAGCTTGTTGCAAAGAAAACTCGCAGCGAGGTAGAGTTTGCTGTGACCAAAGATTGGCAGCCATGTGACTTCAAGGCCCCCGAGGCTTGGGTAAGGGGTAT